AAAATGACCAGTTAAATCGTTCTCTAAAACGCTACGTTTGATCTATTTTTTAGATTGACTTTGTTAACTTTGTGGGGAGGTTTCGACTCGCATACTCGTCTTTTACGGTCATATTTTGTGGTTGATTTTGTCCATTTTTAATCACGTATAGATACGTCTATGTGTGTTGTGTTTTTTGGAGTGGGTGTAAGGGAGTTGACTTTGTTAACTTTGTGGGGTAAAAAGATTGTCAAGTGTTATAAAATCAAGTCATTGATTTATAAGGATTTTTTAGGGGTTGACATTGTATATTATAACACGCTAAGGTCTTGATTTTAAAGCAAAATAACACGACTCGTCATTTGACAATGTCTACCATAACACGCTAAGTGATTGATTTTTCAGTAATAATACATTATAACACGAAAAACAGCGTTGCGTGGGCTGGAAGAAAAGGCAGTAAAAAAATAAAAATCAGCTATGCCACGAAGTTAAAAAAGTAGAAAAAAATTTTCGTCTCGAGGTAATTTTTAAAAAGTCGTGTTATATTGTATTTTTATATTAAGTTATTGATTTTATTGATATTTGTATTTTTATACCTGCTTTTGTAAGTCATTGATTTTTCAGTAATAATACACCCTACATTTTGTAGGGGTATTCTAAGTCATTGATTTTCCAGTAATATAACATGCCTTGTTATAATACCCCCTACCCGTGTTATAATATACAATGTCAAGTTTGATTAAAAAATACGCATAAAGATGTAGCCACGAAGTTAACAACATGGACAGAGTTATCGTATTATAATTTTGTCACACACCCACACTCACTCATCTGCTATTCTTTTACGGTCATAACAAAGTTAACAAAGTTAACTTTGTTATAGAAATTTAGGGCGAAAAAAAAGGGCTACCGAAGTAGCCCTGTGAAAACTAAGTTAACTTAGTTAACTTGCTTGTATTGCTTTCTTAAAGTTTCAAGGTTAGCACCGATCCAAAGGGCAAACGCTGGTTCCTCTTTTGCTAAGGATTTCATTTTGTCATTGAATGACTTGATAAAATCTTTTTGCTTTTCAACTTGTGCCTTAGCTTTTTCTTTTATACGCTTTTCTTCACGCTTAGCTAATTCAACGAGTTTACCTTGTGCTTTAAGTTCAGCGTCACTAAGTTCATCAAGATCAGCTCGGCTTTTTGCTTTTCTTTCAGCGTCAGCACTTCTTGATTTTGGTTTCACTAATTCAAAGTTTAATTCACAATAGGTTGTTACACTATCCCATATGTTAGAATTAAAAGACTTCTCATCAATACCACGAGCTTTAAGTATAGGGTTCATGATGCTAACTTTAGCTAAATTCCAAAGTTCATAGGTTGGATTAGTTCCCATGATACTTGCAAACTTATCGCTAATGAGTGCAATAAGTTCGCCCCTTGTCTTAGTGTAGCTAATTCCCTCGTCAATAACTCTCTCAATGAGTGACACGCTTTCATCTACTAACTGAGATTGATTAGATGATAAAACTAAAACGGCTTTCTTAACTTCTTGCTTTGATGCTTTTAAACTAACTTTATTTTCTTGTGACATGATTTAATACCTTTCTATTTTAGTTAAGTAAATTGTGACAATCTTATAATGTTATAACTTTGTCACATCATGGACTGAGTTTTTCTCAATCCATAAGCGTATTATACATGAATGGTTGACAATGTCAACTTTATTGACCAATCCGAACCCTACCCTACCCGTATCCCCCAAAAATTTTGTGGGACTCCTCGCAATCTATTTACACTGAACTTTGCATAAACGATATGATATTATTTAAAAACGGGTGGATTCGGTTAAGTCGACTTCAGAGGACATAGTAAGTCTAGCTTTTTTCGACTTTCTGCTAGGCAAGATGCAACTATCAAATCTGCGGACCCACCCCCTATCAAAGCTAAATCAAAAAATAAAAATATTTTTTGCAAAAAAATTTAAATATTAACCCCCCACCCCCATACTATGATATAATGTTTTTAATTAATAAGGAGGTAGTATGAATGTAATAGAATTTAATGGTATATACGAAGTTAGATACAGTTATGAAGAAGCTTTAGCTCGTGGGGACAAACAATTTTCAGGCAGGCCCTGTAGACATGGCCATGGAACTATGAGGTTTATGGCAAACAAAGACTGTGTAAAATGTAGAGCAATAGTAAAAAATAAAGCAAGAGACAGGTATAGAAAAAAAGTTGCAGCAAAGGCTCCTAAAGAACCACCTAAAAGTTATACACCCCCAGGATTATCTGATAAAGAACAATGGGCCTATAGAGCTGTAAGATCACCGTCTAGAAAAGCACTACATGCAGAAGATATAATTCCATTATTAGTAGATATATGTCCCATATTAGAAATACCATTAAATTATAGTACTGTAGGAGTTGGACACACGGCGCCATACAACCATGCATCACTAGATAAAATTGACCCAAGCAAAGGGTATGTAGTAGGTAACTTACAAGTAATAAGTAAAAAAGCTAATGCTATGAAAAGCAATGCCACTTTAGAAGAACTAAGGACATTTGTAAAAAATATAACAGCTAGATTGCTTTAGGATCTAATGAATATACTTCTGAATATACTGCTTTGAGTTTGAGGAAAGACTCCTCATGGAGGTGAAACTTAGGATCTTTCTTTACATATAGAGCTAGATGAACCATTTCATGTAATAGAGTTGCAAAGATAGTTGTGAAATGACCACATGCTTCTGAACTTATTTCGATTTGCATCTCTACTTCATCAAAACAACCATAAATACCTGGATCAGATATGACTTTAAACTTAACTTTTGAAGCCTTAGGCATTTTTAACTTATTGAACGGTGGCAGTTTGCATGCCATATCATAAAGATGAGCTAGATTTTCTGACGTAAGCGTAGTTAGTTTCATAAAACCTAGAAAGACCAGGTTAAAATGACAAGTGCAAAGTCAGGCTGGGTAAAAAGTAGGGATATCATGGTAGTATTGTATCAAAAACATGCTTGATTTATATAACAATTTAGTATATATTGCCCGCAATAGCTGCAAAAATAATTTCTAGGATGTAAACAGCGACATTTTATGGCAATAACTATTATCCCTATAGCAAATATACCCTTGCCTGACGACTTTGAGTCGGAAGAACCCACAACTTTTGATGAAAAAGTCAAAGTAGCTGCAAAAACAGCACAAGTTTTGAGTGAAGCAGGCGCAGAAATCCCAGTTTCTACAGCAGAAAAGAAAGAAGCTGAAGAAATATTTAAAAATTATACAAATCCTGATGTAACACCACCATTAAACGCTGCAACTAAACAATCTTTAAATGTTCCAGCTACAGTTCAGCATCTATATGCTATGTTATCGGATTATGATCATCAAGTTGTAGAAGAAGCCGTCCAGTTGAGACGGTTTGTTACTAATAAGCTCATAGAAGATGCAGGATTATCAGATCCAAGACATAGATTAAAAGCATTAGAGCTATTAGGTAAGATAAGTGATGTAGGTTTGTTCTCAGAAAAAACAGAAATAACTGTTAAAAATTTATCACAAGAAGATTTGGAATCACAAATCAAAGCTAAGATGTATAAAATACTCGGCAAGACTGCAGTTATTGATGCATCGTTTGAAGTTGTTGAAACAAAAGATATAACACCAGATATTTAATATGGCAATAAATATTTCTGGATTCAGTGAAGCTGATATTGATAAAGCACTTGCACATATATCTGTATTGCCTAAACATGAACAAGTACAATTCTTAGCGCAGTTAGAAGAATTAGAAAAGACTCAAACATTAACACAAAGGCAAACTACATTTTTAGAATTTATTAAACATGTATATCCAGGTTATAAAGTAGGAGCGCATCATGAGAAACTTGCTAAGATATTTGAAGACATCGCTAACGGCAAAAAGAAACGAGTTATTGTTAACATTGCTCCGCGACACGGGAAATCAGAACTCATCTCATATTTGGCACCGGCTTGGTTTTTGGGTAAATATCCGGCTAAGAAGATTATTATGGCATCTCATACAGCTGACCTTGCAGTTAACTTTGGTCGACGTGTTCGTAACCTTGTGGGTAGTGATGCTTATAAAGATGTTTTTCCCGAAGTAGAATTGCAAGCAGATAGTAAGTCAGCATCTAGATGGGGAACAAACTTTAATGGAGAATACTTTGCTATTGGTGTTGGTGGTGCCCTCGCTGGTCGTGGGGCTGATTTGTTTATCATTGATGATCCACATTCCGAGCAAGACGCCAAGTTGGGAAGACCGGATGTTTTTCTGCCTGCTTGGGAGTGGTTTCAGTCTGGTCCAATACAACGTCTTATGCCAGGCGGTGCGATTATTGTAGTAATGACTAGATGGTCTAAGTTAGATTTAACTGGCCAAATAGTTAACCAAATGATCAAAACAGAAGGCGTTGATGAGTGGGAAGTAGTAGAATTTCCTGCCATCATCGAAGATAACAAAGGTAACGAAGTGTCACTATGGCCAGAGTTTTGGCCACTAGAAGAATTAAAAGCTAAAAAAGCTTCACTAGATGTACGATATTGGAACGCTCAATACTTACAGAACCCAGTATCGGAAGAAGGCGCTCTCATCAAACGTGAATGGTGGAAGATCTGGGAAGAAGAAAACCCACCAAGTTGTGAGTTTACGATTATGTCTCTCGATGCTGCACAAGAAGCTAATACGAGAGCCGATTACAATTCGTTAACTACGTGGGGTGTCTTTTTTAACGAAGAGACCAATAATTATAATATAATACTACTAAATGCTATCAAGCAACGGTTAGAGTTTCCTGAACTCAAAGAACTTGTTTTAGAAGAGTATAAGGAATGGCAACCTGACGCATTCATAGTAGAAAAGAAATCCAACGGAGCCGCACTCTATCAAGAGATGAGAAGGATGGGTGTGCCCTTAGGAGAGTTTACACCTGGAAAAGGGCAAGACAAAATTAGCCGCGTTAACTCCGTGGCAGATTTGTTTAGATCTGGTATAGTGTGGGCTCCTGATAGAAGATGGGCTCATGAACTGATTGAAGAGTGTAATGACTTCCCATCAGGTGCTAACGATGACCAAGTGGACTCAACGACTATGGCTCTCATGCGCTTCAGACAAGGTGGGTTCATACGATTACCTAATGATGAACCTGAAGATATTGTAGGATTTAAGAGCTCAAGAAATAGATTGTACTTAGTATGATTGTTTATGAAGTTAAAAATATGTTCAATGGTGGGAAGTTACGCGTTATAAAGAAACGGGTATCTGACAAGAACAAAAGATTTTATGATAACTTTAATAAACGCAGAGGACAAAGTTATTGGTGGAAAGGTTACGAGCCCGTAGATGAAAATAGTAACACCATGCAAACAAATATGTGAGTTAGATGAGTCAAAACAAATATGCAAGACCTGTAAAAGAACAGAGGAAGAAATAGCATCATGGTTAGATTACACACCTGCACAACGCAAAGTAGTAATGAAACAAATCAAGGATAGAATATGGCAGATATAGATAAAAGTTTAGCACAAGCCCCTCAAGGAATAGAAGCAATGGCTATGGGTCAACCAGACCTTTCTATTGAGATTGAAAACCCTGAAAGTGTAACACTTGATGATGGTAGTATGGAGATTACCATTACTCCAGGAAAAGAGGTTAATGATGAGTTCAATGCTAACTTAGCAGAAGATTTAGATGAAGGACAACTTACAGAATTATCTGGTGATCTTATTGGTGAATATGATGCTGATATTAATTCTAGAAAAGATTGGCTTACTACTTATGTAGAAGGTTTAGAACTATTAGGTTTAAAAGTAGAAGATAGAACTGAGCCATGGCCAGGTGCATGTAATGTGTACCATCCACTCATGACAGAAGCGTTAGTTAAGTTCCAAGCAGAAACTATGATGGAAACTTTCCCAGCTGCAGGTCCTGTTAAAACACAAATCGTAGGTAAACAAACAAAAGACAAAGAAGAAGCAGCTCAACGTGTTAAAGATGATATGAACTATCAACTAACACAAGAGATGCCTGAGTATAGACCTGAGCATGAAAGAATGTTATGGGGACTAGGTTTAGCTGGTAACGCGTTTAAGAAAGTTTATTATGATCCGTCATTTGAAAGACAAGTGGCGATGTATGTTCCAGCAGAAGATATTGTAGTTCCATATGGTGCGTCATCATTAGAGACTGCAGAGCGTGTTACACACGTCATGCGTAAAACAAAAAATGAATTAAGAAAATTAATGGTAGCTGGCTTCTACAAAGATGTAGAACTAGGTGAGCCGTTCTTAGATATTGATGAAGCAGAAAAAAAGATTGCAGAGAAGTTAGGCTTCAACCCAACAGAAGATGATAGATATAAAATCTTAGAGATGCATGTTAATTTGGATCTTGAAAATGGAGATTCAGAAGATGGCATAGCACTACCATACATTGTAACAATAGAAAAAGGTACAGGTACTATATTAGCAATAAGACGTAACTGGAACCCAGACGATGATAAGAAATTAAAACGTAATCACTTTGTTCATTACGGTTACATTCCAGGTTTTGGATTCTACTGCTTTGGTTTAATCCACTTAATTGGAGCGTTTGCTAAGTCAGGCACAATGATTTTACGACAACTCGTTGATGCAGGAACATTGAGCAACCTACCAGGGGGGATGAAGTCACGTGGTCTTCGTATCAAAGGTGATGACACCCCCATTGCTCCTGGTGAATGGAGAGATGTAGATGTACCATCAGGTGCGATAAGAGATAACATCTTACCATTACCTTATAAAGAGCCATCACAAGTTCTTAATCAGTTAATGAATCAAATCATTGAAGAAGGTAGAAGATTTGCTTCTGCTGCTGATATGAAAGTATCTGATATGAGTGCAAACTCACCAGTAGGTACAACATTAGCTATTCTAGAAAGAACTCTCAAAGTAATGTCTGCAGTACAAGCTCGCATACACTATGCGATGAGACAAGAGTTTAAATTATTAGCAGGTATCATCAGAGATTACACACCAGAAGAATATTCATACGAACCAGAAATTGGTAATCGTCGTGCTAAACAATCTGATTATGATTGCTGTGAAGTTATTCCTGTAAGTGATCCTAATGCTGCAACAATGTCTCAAAAGGTTGTGCAATATCAAGCAGTTATGCAAATGGCACAAGCTAATCCTCAAATATATGACTTACCAGAACTTAATCGTCAAATGCTAGAAGTATTAGGTGTTAAAAACATCGGTAAATTAATTCCAAGTGTTGATGATAAGAAACCAAAAGATCCTGTATCAGAAAATATGGACATCATTAATGGTAAACCTGCTAAAGCGTTTATATATCAAGATCATCAAGCACATTTAGCTGTTCATATGGCTGCAATGCAAGATCCAAAATTAATGCAGATGATGAGTCAAAACCCACAAGCACAAATGATTCAAGCTGCAGCGTTAGCTCATATTAATGAACATATTGCGTTTGAATATAGAAAACAAATAGAAGAACAATTAGGAGTACCACTACCTAAACCAGATGAAAACTTACCAGAAGATGTTGAAGTTGAATTATCACGTTTAACTGCAGCAGCAGCTCAAAAACTGTTAGCTAAAGATCAAGCAGAAGTTCAACAGCAACAAGCACAACAACAAGCTCAAGATCCAGTAATTCAAATGCAACAACAAGAATTACAATTAAAAGCTCAAGATTTACAAATTAAACAACAAAAAACAGAAGCTGATATTGCAATTGAACAACAACGTCTTGAACTTGAAAAAGAAAAAATAGCATCACATGAAAGATTAGAAGGTGCTAAGTTAGGTGCTCAAGCTACTAAAGAAAAACAAAAAGAAGAATCTGATAAAGTTCTTCAAGGAATTAAATTGGGTATGGAAGCAGAATTCAAGAAAAAAGAATTTGCTTTAAAAGAAAAGGATAAAAATCAACCACAACAGGAGTAATACAACATGGACCAAACGCTAGAGCTATTATTGTCTCGAATAGATGATCAGCGCAAAACAGTTTTAATAAATTTAGGAGACGGAGCAGCAAAAGATTTTGCTTCGTACCAAAATATGACAGGATATATACGAGGTCTATCCGTCTCAGAAAGTATCATAAAAGACCTTGCACAAAGAATGGAGACATTTGAAGATGAGTGAACAAATACTCACAATGAATAAAGATATTGTTGATGCAGCAGGTCGACCTATCAATATTCCAGTAATAAACGAAGTAGAACCGGAAAACATCCCGATTGAAGAAAGAGGATTGCAATTACCTGAACCAAAAGGGTATAAGATTTTATGTGCAATTCCAAACGCTGCAGAAGAATATGAAAGTGGTTTAGTTAAAGCTGCACAAACTAGAACTATTGAAGAACATTCTACAGTTGTTTTATTTGTAGTTAAGGTAGGTGATTTAGCTTATAAAGATGAATCAAGATTTCCTACCGGTCCATGGTGTAAAGAGGGTGATTTTGTTTTGACACGTGCATACGCAGGTACAAGATTTAAAATCCACGGAAGAGAATTCCGCATTATTAACGACGATACTGTAGAAGGTGTGGTGCAAGATCCACGCGGCTACACTCGCGCATAAGGAGAAAATAAATGGCTACAGAAACACAAGATGGCATCGTATTTGAATATCCAGATGACGATGAAGTTTCAGGTAATAAACTGCCTGATGAAAAAGAAGTAGTATTAAAAGAACCCCAACAAAAAGAAACTAAAGTAGATGCTAAGGTAAATGATTTTGATCTTGAGATTGAAGACGATACACCTCCTGAAGATCGAAATAAAGAACCACTACCTAAAGAAGTTGTAGAAGAGATTGAAAAAGATACTCTAGATGATTATTCTGATAGAGTTAAAACTCGATTATCTCAAATGAAAAAAGGTTGGCACGACGAAAGACGTGCAAAAGAAGCAGCTGATAGAGAAAGACAAGAAGCTATTAAGTATGCTCAACAACTAGCTGAAGAAAATAAAAAGCTAAAAACAACTTTAAGTTCAGGTGAAGAAGAATATATTAAAGCTGTTAGTTCTTCTTTAGAACAACAACTTGCTATGGCTAAACGAGACTATCGTGAAGCTTACGATGCAGGTGATTCTGATAAGATTATTGATGCTCAAGCTAAGATGAACGATGCTCAAATGCGTCTGTCACAAATACAGCAATATAAGCCTCAATATAAAAACGCTTTACAAGAACCTGAAAAAGATGTATATATACAGGAAAACAGACCTCAAGTTGCTAAACCAGATACAAAAGCCTTGAATTGGCAGGAAAAGAATGATTGGTTTGGTAAAGATGAGGAAATGACAAGCCTTGCATTAGGTTTGCATGAAAAATTAGTTAGAAGTGGTATAGATCCCACATCTGACGAATATTATCGTCGTATAGATAGTACGATGCAAAAACGATTCCCAGAATACTTTGGGGATGCAACGCTAGACGAGGAAACACCCGCCCAGCGCACAAAACCTTCGACTGTAGTTGCTCCGGCAACGC